CTTATATCAGCGATAATATGGCAATTTGATTGAAGGATTGTTTCAACCAAGTTGTTATGTTCTGGGGTAATGGTTCGCCAGGCGGAATAAGAATTTCCAGATTTATCGGCAATCTTTCCTTGTTTATCAAGCAACCCGCCTGAACCAGACCAGGCATGTGAAAGGGAATCAATAATAATGACCCCGCCTTCACCAAGGGCACTTTGCATTGAACGAATTGCATCAAGATATTTTGGGATTGTGAAATCCGGTTCAATTCGGCAATAAAGATAATCGCCAATAGTAACTGAACCATCCTGGGTTAAAAAGGTTTCACCGGTGTAAAGTTCCCCGCTTCCTGCTTCAGTATCAATCATCCCGATTTTGCCCCAGTCATCAACCAGGCCATAAGCCAGCAATAAAGAACTGAGAGTTTTTCCAGCACCGGAAGGGGCAATAAAAGCCAACCTGAGTTTTGCCTTTTTGCGTTCTGCTTTTCTGATATCAGCCATTAATTTAACCCCCAAAGTGAAACTTTAACAGTAAGACTTGCCAACATTGACAGGGTATAGCCTGAAGCTAAACTAAGAAGAACAAGGGTTACCCTATCACCAGGGGAAAGTTTCATAAATTCATGCATAAAAAAAACCTTTTGATTTGCGTTAAAGAGGTGTTTTTTATATATCTAATTTTAGATAATGGCAATATATAATTTGCGATATAAATAATTTTATGTATAATTAAACATTATGAACGCTGAAACCTTTAGAAATGCTTTAGATTTTGCCAATATGACCCGCTTTTCTTTTTCAAAAAAGACGGGAATTCACTGGCAAACAGTTGATGGTTATTATTCTGGCAAGCAGAAAATCCCACAAAAGGTTATAATTCTTATCAAATCGGTTACTGGATACAATGAAGAAGAAGCCAAAAAAGCCAGGAAAACCCAAAGAAAAGCAGCGTGAACTTGCGATTCCCTTAGAATATATAAGGAAAGCCTATATTTCAGCAGAAGGTTCGCTTTCTGCTGCTGCTGCTGCTTGTGATATAAGCGTTCGCCGGTATAAAGATTATATCTATGATATCTATAAAAAGGAAATGGCCGAAACCATTGAAGATTTAATTGAAAAACGGGCAGATCGAATAACCAGGATAACCAGTAAGCTTTTAGACACTATAGAAAAGAAAGCAGATTTAAGCCTGGAAATAATGAGTGCTTCAAAAGAAGAAAGGAAGCCTGAAAACTTTGCATTGCTTCCTTTGTTCAATTTAAAAGAACAGCAGTTCTTTATTTTCCTGATGCAAATTTACGCTAAACACAGGGGCTTCAGCCTTTCATATAACCCACAGGATTATTCAATCGGTGATAACGAAAAGGCATTTACTGAAGAAGATAGCCAGATTCTTGAAGGGGCAATTCGTGAAACCGCTAAAAAGAAACCTGAATTACTGAACGAACTAAGGGTTATTATTGGCGGTAAAGCATGAGAACCCCAGGCTTTTCAAATATGAACAGCACTGATGTTTTTGATGCCAGAAGAAACATTAAGCTGAATATCAATCCGGTTGAAATATTAGCGGATCACAGTTTTCAGGCTTTCACCTATCTTTGTTTTAAAACCCTTCAGCCTTCAGTTCGCTTTCTTCCAAACTGGCACTTTGAATATTTAAGCGAAATCATGCTTGCTATTGCCAATAAGGAATTAACCAGGGTGATTATAAATATTCCACCAAGATATTTAAAATCAACCTTTGGATCTATTGCTTTGCCTGCTTGGCTTCTGAAGGAAAACCCTTCTAACAAGATAATTTGCGCCAGTTATTCCCAGATGCTTGCCAGTTCACTCCATAGGAAATGCCGTTCAATAGTTTCGGCGGATTGGTATAAAAGGCAATTTCCAGATGTTGAAATTCTGAAATCGGTTAACAATGCCAGAAGGTTTGAAACAACCGCACATGGTTTGAAGATCGGTTGCGGTGTAAATGCTTCATTAACTGGTGATGGTGCCGATTATATTATTATTGATGATCCGCATAAACCAAAAGAAGCCGCTTCAGAAAAGGAACGGTTAAAGGGCATAAGATTCTTTGAAGAAACCGCTTATACAAGGCTTGATGATAAAATTGGCGGTGTAATTGCAATTATTATGCAAAGATTGCACGAAGAAGATTTATCAGGCTTTGTTGAACGAAAAGGTGGTTGGGAAATATTCAGAATTCCAACCATTGAAGAACGAACCCGATATTACACTTTCGGGGATTTTACATATTTAAGACAGGAAGGGGAAATCCTTCACCCCGCCAGGGAAAATTCAGAACAGCTTGAAGAAGCTAAAAAAAGCATGGGTTCTTATGCTTTTGAAGCACAATATCAGCAACATCCAGCGCCGTTGGGCGGTGGTGTGTTCAAATTGAAATGGTTCCCCAGGTTTAAGGTTGAACCGGAAAATTCAGAATTCACAATTCAATCATGGGACACCGCCGTTAAAACCGCTGATAAGCACGATTATTCAGTTTGCACCACAATTAAGGTTTATCAGAATAACTATTACATTATTAACGTTAAGCGGATAAAGCTTGATTATCCAGACCTGAAACGAACCCTTATAAATATGGCTAACAGTTATCAACCAAATATGATATTAATTGAGGATAAGGCTTCGGGGCAAACCTTAATTCAGGATTTAAAACGGGATACCAAATTGAACATTGCTGCAATCATACCTTCAAAAGACAAAATAACCAGAGCTTCCCAGGTTTCAGCAACCATTGAAAGCGGAAAAGTTCTTCTTCCTGAATTTGCTGATTGGTTGCCTGATTTTGAAAGTGAATTGGCACTTTTCCCGAATTCCGTTAATGATGATCAGGTTGATTCTTTATCACAAGGCCTTAATTATCTTTCAGAAAAATATTCAATGCCTGAACTTGGAATAAGGATTTTATAAAATGTTTTCATTTTTCAAAAGAAAAGAAAAGATTTCAGAAAAGCAAAATCCCGTTGGTTTTGTTGGTTATTCATCTTATCAAGAATTTTCCCTGGGAAGGGATTATCAATCTTTTGCCTGCGAAGGATATTCAAAAAACGCCATAGCTCACCGCTGCATTGAATATATTGCAATGGCTGTTGGTTCAGTCACCATTTCAGCTTATGCCTATAACAGCGCAGGAAAACCGCAAAAACTGGATCCAGTTCACCCCTTAAATAAACTTTTACGCCGCCCAAATCCGGTTTTTGGTGGTAGCAAGTTCTTTGAATACCTGGTTTCATTCAAGCTTATTGCAGGTAATGCTTATGTTATTAAGAACCCTGCTGTTGATAATATTAAAAGTTCAGTTAACGAACTTTGGATTGTTCGGCCCGATGCAATAACGGTTACCCCTGGGAAATATGGTTTTCCGGCTTATTATGAAATCAAGAATAACAGCGGCCCAGAAAAACAAAGGATGATGGTTGATCAGATAACCGGTTATTGCCCTTTGCTTCAGCTTAAGAACTTCAACCCTTTAAATGATAACCTGGGTTTATCAAAGTTTGAACCGGCGGCTTTTTCAGTTGATAGCTTTAACGAAGTTTTAAAATGGAATTATAAGCTTCTTAATAGAGGGGCAAGGCCAAGTTGTGCGTTTATAGCTCCAGCAGATCAAAAGCTTTCTGAAGAACAGTTGCGGCAATTTGAAGAACAAGTTTCTTCAAAATACCAAGGGGCAAATAATGCAGGAAGGCCGCTTCTTTTAACCGGTGGGTTGGATTTCAAAGAAATGCAGATCAACCCTAAAGATATGGATTATATTAATTCCAAGAACTCAACTGCCCGTGATATTTGTATTTCCTTTGGGGTTCCACCGCAATTAATTGGCTTGCCCGATTCCCAGACTTATTCAAACTATGCTGAAGCGAAAACCGCTTTCTGGCAAAATACAGTGATTCCGATTATTGGTTCCCTGGTTGATGATTTGAATATCTGGCTTTCCCCTTCGTTTGGGGAAAACGTTTATATTGACTTTGATAAAAACGATATTGACGCACTTTTGCCTATTCGCCAGATGCAATTTACAATGCTCCAAAATGCAACCTTCTTAACCCCGAATGAAAAACGTGAAATGCTTGGTTATGATGTTATCGAAGGTGGTGATAGGCTTTTTGTTAATGCTGGAACCGTGCCAGCAGATTTGGTTGATACCATGAACCAAACAGATCAGCAGCAGGCCCAGAAATATATCATGAAAACAATGCCTGAACTGTTGTTTGAAAAGCTTATCGAAAAAGAAAAATAGGTTATCCAATGCTTACCCAGGAACAAAAGGACTTTTTGGCAAACACCCCCTTATTCAAAATCACCGCCGATAAGCACTTAACGAAAGACTATTTTGTTAATGAGATTAAATATCGGGATCTTATAACCATAACCGAAGAAGTGTTTAACGATAACCGGTTTAAGATTGAACAGAATGTTTCCATTGATAAGGCTGGAATCCCCAGGCTGGTTGAATTTGTTGGTTATGTTTTGAATGAAGGGAAGGCGGTTCACGAAATAATTCTTGCTCAGTTTTTAACCTATCAGGAAAAGCAATTCCTTGTTTATGAGAATGATTTTATAACAGTCACCAGGATTGATAAAATCTTCTATGATAAACCCCTTGAAAGCCATTATAGCACGGTTTCAAAAGACCCTGCAAATCTTGGAAAGGTTCCATTTTATGCCAAACTCAACCCGCAACCAGTACGTTAGGGAACACCTAACTATCTTATTAAGAAATGAAGCTTATGCCTTTGGGATATTCAGGAAAAGCCTGTTTTCTGCTTATAACAGGGCGGGCCAGATTTATGAAAGTGGTGCTGGAACTGATGGAATTAAAACGATTCTTCGTTCGTTACCTGAAGAACTTTATTATAACCTGGTTGCTGTTTATAAGAAGGCAATCCCTGAATATGGCCGGTTTATCTTAAGTGGAATCAAAACTGATAAGAAGATTGAAACCCTGGAATTTAAGGACAGCACAACCAAGCCTGATTCGTTCTTTGTTGATTTATCGGTTGAATGGATACTTCAGGAGGGCTTGAAAAGATCCCGCCTGATTGATCAAACTGTGGTTGATGATATCAATAACATTATTGAAGGCGGAATCAGAAACGGGCTTTCAATCCCTGATATTTCAAAATCAATTCGCAATTCAGCCAGTGATTTAAGCCGCTTCAGATCAAACACCATTGCAATAACCGAAGTTCATAATGCCAGCATGTTTGCCAGTGTTGAAAGTGCCAAAGCAACCGGCTTAAACCTGGTGAAAGAATGGGCTTCAACTGAAGATTCCAGGGTTCGCCCAACTCACCAGGCAGCAGACGGCCAGCAAAGGGATATGAACGAAAAGTTCAGCGTTGGCGGTGCTTTGATGGATAGGCCAGGGGATCCAATGGGGCCGCCTCAAGAAACTATAAATTGCCGTTGCACCCTGCTTTATAAAGAAAAGGACTATAATTTTAATTAAATTCCAGTGGTGTCCTTATTTTAAGCCATTTTATGTTTGTGGATAATCTTTTAAATTAAGATTGACTATATCTAAAATTAGATATACAAAAGTTCCCATATTTGAAAGGGAATTTATGAAATTACATATAATCACTAAAGATCAACTTGATAAATATAATAATTATATCGGCGAAATTGATCTAAGTAATTTTGATGGTGCTATAAAATCAGAAGCAAATCTTGGATATGTGAAATTCAAAAGTATTTTTGCAAAATATTGGATAAAATTTGAAGCTGGTTCAGGCATTGAAGCTGGTGAAGGCATTAAAGC